GTAGAAAAATGGCAAGCCCAGGTAGCAAAAGTTTGTAAAGGCATTGCTGACGTTAGTCAGTCAATGATTGAAATCAAAGCACAACCTCATTTCTATGATGGTATCACCACAGAAGAAATTGACGGCATAACACTTAGAGCTATCGTAGATCTTATCGACGTAGAATCGAACCCAGACGTTGGACACACTAACTATCAGTACGTAGCAGGTAAACAACGTCTGAGCATGTTACGTAAAGACGTATACGGCCAATATGAAGTACCTAGTCTATATTCTATTATACAAAAAAATGTAGCCACCGGCTTGTATACTCCAGAGCTTCTTGTATGGTACACCGAAGACGACTGGAATAAAATGGATGCTATGTTAGATCATGAAAAAGACGAAACATATTCATATGCGGCCATTGAGCAACTAATTGAAAAGTACCTTGTTAAAAATAGAGCAACAAAAGAAACTTATGAAACTCCACAGATTAGATATATGGTTGCAGCCGCTACGGTCTTTCACCGAGAGGAACCTAACTCGGCTAGAATGCGTTATATTAAAGAGTATTACACTGCCGCTTCAGATGGCTTGTTTACTCTTGCTACTCCTGTTCTCGCTGGTCTTGGAACTCCTACTAAGCAATTTAGTAGTTGCGTCCTTATTCGTAGTGATGATGATTTGGACTCCATTTTTGCTTCTGGTGAAATGATGGCCAAGTATGCCAGCAAACGTGCAGGCATTGGCTTAGAGATAGGACGTCTACGTCCATTGGGCAGTCCCATCAGAGGTGGCGAAATTATGCACACCGGCATGATCCCATTCTTGAAGAAGTGGTTTGGAGATCTGCGTTCATGTTCACAAGGAGGTATTCGTAATGCGAGTGCTACCGTGTTTTATCCTATTTGGCATCATCAGTTTGACGATCTTATCGTTCTCAAGAATAATCAAGGAACTGAAGAAACTCGAGTCCGACACATGGACTACGGAGTCGTACTATCAGCCTTCTTCTGGAGAAGATTCAAGAATAAAGAAAACATAACATTCTTTGATCCCAACGAAGTACCAGACTTATACGAAGCATTTTATAAAAACACAGCCCTATTTGAAGAGCTGTATGTAAAATACGAAAAACGTAAAGACCTACGCAAGAAAACTATGAATGCAGAAGATGTATTCAAAGGTGGAATTTTAAAGGAGCGTACTGATACAGGTCGCATATACCTTGTGTTCATCGATAATGTGATGAAGCAAGGACCATTTGATCCTGAGTACCACACAATCTATCAGTCAAACTTATGCTGTGAAATCCTATTACCTACTAAATCTTTTAAGCGTCTTGATGATGCTGATGGCCGCATTGCTCTTTGCACACTCGGCTCGATCAACTGGGGAGCATTCCGTAATCCAGAAGACATGCGCCGTGCTTGCCGTATTTTACAGCGTAGTCTATGCAACATACTTGATTACCAAGACTTCCTTTCTATCCAAAGCAAACTGAGCAATGATGAAATCCAACCACTAGGTATTGGTGTTACTAATCTTGCCTACTGGCATGCCAAGCGTGGTTTGAAGTATGGCGAGAAGGATGCACTACAAGATGTTAAATCCTGGATGGAACATCAAGCATACTATCTAACAGAAGCCACGGTGGAGTTGGCCAAAGAACGTGGACCTTGTTTGCATAGCGCACATACACGATACGGCCAAGGCGTATTCCCCTGGGAACTACGTGCTGAAGGTGCTAATCAACTAGCAGACTTCACTCCAGAACTTGACTGGGAAACACTACGTACTAATATGAAACAGTACGGAGTTCGTAACGCTACATTGATGGCAGTTGCACCAGTTGAAAGCAGTAGTGTTGTTATAAACAGCACGAATGGTATTGAAATGCCTATGAGTTTAATTTCAGTTAAAGAATCTAAGGCAGGAAGTTTTATTCAGGTTGTTCCAGAATATCATAAGCTCAAGAACAAATATCAGATGATGTGGGAACAGAAAGATTGTGTTGGTTATATTAAAACTGCGGCAGTACTTGCGGCCTATGTTGACCAATCAATTAGTACAAACACATTTTACAATCCAGCACACTTTGCGGATCGTAAAGTTCCAACTACATTGATTGCCAAGAATCTAATGCAGGCACAACTATGGGGATTGAAAACATTCTATTACAGTCTAATCAATAAAGCTGGAAGTAAGATGGCGGCAGAACCCACTCCTGAACAAACTCAGGTGAATGGACAGGTAAATGGCTATCATTATGAAGATCTAGAAGATGACTGTGAGTCCTGCAAGTTATGAGCTACAGTTTCATTAGGCAATTCATCACCGAAGGTAGACCAGCATCATTATCAATAGATGCTCTACTTTATGATAAGAACGACCTAAGCCCTGCACTATCTAAAGAAACACTTGAATACCATTATGAGCATCTTGCTAAAACATATGCAAAGCGTTATAATGCAGGTGAGGGCGATGCAGACTTTAACGAAGCGGGAGTATTCTTGCACAATATATTGTTTCAACAATATAGAGAAACAAGTCGCAATAATGACCCAACTGGCAAAGTACTAGAACTAATCGAAACACATTATAAAACATTTGCCAAATTCAAAGATGAGTTTGAAAAAGTGGCAATGGGCATTCAAGGTAGTGGTTGGGTATATCTTGCCAAAGATGGTAAGATTAAAACAATAACTAATCATGCCATTAAAAAAGATATCGTAGTATTAGTCGACTGGTGGGAACATGCATGGGCATTGGACTACCAATATGATAAAAAGAAATATTTAGAGAATCAGTGGAAAATAATAAACTGGGAACACATAAATGAGTCAAGCGCAATATAATTTAAACACAAAGACAGACTATCTATCACGTAAAATGTTTTTGGATCCTTCTGGTCCTGTAACTATTCAACGTTTTGAAGAAGTAAAATACAAAAAGATTGCAGACTACGATGCAACAGCACGTGGATTCTTTTGGCAACCAGAAGAGATTAGCCTAACTAAAGATGCCAACGACTTTAAAGATGCTAGTGATGCTATTAAACATATCTTTACCAGTAACCTGTTACGTCAAACAGCCCTAGACAGTTTACAAGGCCGTGGTCCAACACAAGTGTTTACTCCTGTATGTTCATTGCCCGAAGTTGAAGCTCTTATGTACAACTGGGGGTTCTTTGAAACAAACATTCACAGTAAGAGCTATAGTCACATTATTCGCAATATCTACAATGTGCCAAAGGATGTGTTTAACACTATACATGACACAAAAGAAATTATTGCCATGGCTAGTAGTGTTGGCAAGTATTATGACTCATTACATCGATTAAACTGCCGCAAGGAATTAAATGACAACGGCATTGCGGTTAGCGAAGAAGAACATGTCAAAGCAGTTTGGTTAGCCTTAAACGCATCATACGCATTAGAAGCATTCCGCTTTATGGTTTCATTTGCTACAAGCCTAGCAATGGTAGAGAATAAAATCTTTATTGGTAATGGTAATATTATCAGTTTGATCCTACAAGACGAACTACTACACAAAGGTTGGACTGCTTACCTAATCAATCAAGTGGTCAAAGAAGATCCTCGCTTTGCCAAAGCCAAAGTTGATTGTGAAGCAGAAGTATATCAGCTATATATGGATGTTATACGTGAAGAAAAAGAATGGGCTGACTATTTGTTTAAGTTAGGTCCGGTAATTGGTTTGAATGCAACTATTTTAAAAGATTTTGTAGACTACACAGCAGTGGGCGCATTGAAAGATATCGGTATCAAATATAATAGCCCTGCTCCTAAGTCAACACCAATTCCGTGGTTTAACAAACACAGCGACACAAGTAAAAAACAAACAGCATTACAAGAAAATGAATCAACTAATTATGTTATCGGAGTCATGGGAGAAGGTATTGACTATGACGAGTTACCGGTATTATAATAAGTAAAAGGAAATAAAATGAAAGCAATTGTATGGAGCAAGAATCAATGCCCTTACTGTGATCAGGCCAAGGGCTTGCTCAAGATGAAAGGCATCGAGTTTGAAGAAAGAAACGTTGAAAAAGACTGGACTAAAGAACAGTTATTAGAAGCAGTACCAACAGCAAGAACAGTACCACAAATTTTTCTGGACGATCAGCTTATTGGCGGATTTACAGAATTGAAAAAACACTTACAGGGATAATATGTTACTAGAAATCGATAAAGGCGTCTCTAAAGGAGAAGTCATCACAATTAAAATGACCACAGGCGAGGAACTTCTAGCAACATTAGAAGAAGAAACACCTGCAGGTTACAAGATTACAAGACCAATGGTTCTTAGTGCTGGTCCAAAAGGCATTGGTATGATGCCTTATATTTTTACAGTTCACCCTGATAAGAAAATTGAAATTTTTAAACATGCGGTTACTACCGTAGTTGCTACAGAACAGGACTTTGCCAATCAGTACATTCAAAGTACAACTGGCATCGCATTGAGCTAATGGCTAATATATCTGTTGTTGGCGACACTAGTGTTCACGGTGGAGCACCTTTAAATACCGGCTTGTCAGGCAACGTGTCTGCAGGTGGTAAAGCTGTAGCTCTTGTCGGCAGCGGAAGTAGTTCCAATGACAATCAGTATGATTCTAGAACTCGTCCGCAACACAACTCTGGAAACCAAACAGCAGTCGGCGGAAGTGGTAGTGTGTTCATCAATGGCAAGGCCGTTCATCGTGTAGGTGATGGACGTAAAGAAGGTGCAACTGCCGGTCCTGGCATTGGTAGTGTAAACGTAGGATAACATGAAAAAATTATTTTGGAATCTATTGGGTTTTGCCAGTTTAGGCATGGCATACATAGGCGTAATTACTCCGGGTATACCCTTTAGTATATTTGTAGTGTTTGCGGCCTATTGCTTTGCCAAAGTCAATCCTAAGATGCATGCTTGGTTATACAATCATAAATTGTTTGGCCCGTTCCTGACCAACTGGAATGAGAAACGTGTGTTTCCATTTAATGGCAAAATCTTTATGGTCTTGATGATGGATAGTAGTTTGGTCATTATGTGGTTTACTACACACAATCTTAAAGCTGTAATTTATACAGGTATTACAATGTTGTTAGTAGCTATTTGGGCATGGCGTTACCCAAGCACCAAAGAAGAATGGCAACGTCGAAAAGATGCCGGGGAAAAGATTGGCTGGTTTAAATGAACAAGTTTGAAGTAATACCCCTGTTTGCTATACCGTTGTATAGAACATCCCTAGGCGCATTAGATCCTAAATTAAAACAATTTATCACAGATGCAGAGTGCGAGCGTATGCCTGCAGGGAACGGCTCGTATACTGTAGACAAATATTTTTTAAATAGCCCAGAACTTGCCAGTCTAAAAAAACAAATTATGGACGGTGCATATCATTTCATTTATGATTTTTTAGACTGTAAGAACACTATGGAATTTAAAATGGAAAATAGCTGGATCAATAAACACAAGCCCGGCGACTATAGTTTATCACATTGGCACGGTAGCAGTCTAATCAGTGGAGTATACTACGTTGAAGTTGGTGAAGATGCCGGCGACATTGTTTTCCATAAAGATCACAGACATCAGAATTTGTTTAACCCGATAATTGAGGTTGGATTTAATTACACAGACACACTAGACCAAACTAAAATGAATGTATTCAATACTGACAATTTTGGTCTACAACCAAAGAATGGTGATTTATTGTTGTTTCCATCACACCTAGCACATTCTGTAGATGAAAATCTTTCCAAAAAGACACGCTACAGTATTGCTTTTAATCTGTTTCCTAGAGGAACAAGTGGTGGAAAAATCAATACTTTGACAGTCTAATGGTTGACACATCTTGTAAAAGATGTTTAAATACATAATAGTTTTTTAACAAAAGGAAGTAGTAGCATATGGCAACAGGTAAGGTAAAATGGTTCAATGCAACCAAAGGATTTGGATTCATTGTTCCAGACGAAGGCGGTGAGGAGCTTTTTGCTCATTTTTCCGCAATTCAATCAGACGGCTACAAGTCGCTTGATGAGAATCAAAATGTTCGATTTGATGTAGTGCAAGGCCCTAAAGGCAAGCAAGCGGCAAATATCAAGGCATTAGATTAAAATTTTGTAATGAGTGTGCAACAAGAATTAGAAGACCTTTTTGAATTTCAAGTAATAATTATACTTTTAATTTATTGGGGTCATTTTTGGTACACACTCTTACATTAAAGAATTGTTGTAATCCCTTCAAAGCGAAGGCGTTGCGGACCCGGGTTCGACCCCCGGCAGGTCCACCAAAAACATATTTGAATCTGTAAAAAGATCAGGTTTGGTATCCCGGAAGCTCTTTGACATAGTCATAACTTTTAATACACCGTAGTATGTTTTGGATGGGCCTGTATTGGCTGCGACGTGGCGAGATAGTAGAGACGGCAACACAGTAGGCGATGACTGTAAATCAAGCAAATAACGTAAATGCAAACGCAGATACATTCGAGTTTGGCGCTATGAGCTTTACTGGCAACTCTGTTGCTGGAAAGAGCAAAGTGGCTCTCGCAGCCTAAGAAACTGCAACTCCGAGGTAGGAAAGACCTTGTCACCCAACTTACCAAAAAAGCGGCAAAAATGCCGCTTTTTTCTTGACTATAGACAATCTTGACTATATATTAGTTATTATGACACTAGAGGTCGTATAACAAAGGAAATATAAATTATGAAAAAATTAGCAATCGCATCATTATTGGCAGTAGCCGCATTTTCAGCCAGTGCTGTAGAAGTTGGCGTGAACGGCAGTTACGACTTTGGTGGATCAAATGATCGTCCAGGTGCAGGCTTCACACTAGGTGAGAAGTTTGGCAAGTTTGGCGTAACAGCAGGCTTTGATCGTTACACTAAAGGTAATGACACTAACAAGTACACCCTAGTCGGTTCGTACGATGTTGCTACTGTTGCTTCTGCTACAGTTGCAGTTAAAGCAGGTGTTGCATACGTTGACAATAGTGGTCGTTCTACTGATGGGTATGCCGCAGTAGTTGGCGCAGGTGTTAGCTATCCATTGACAACAAAGTTAGCCGCTACAGTTGACTATCGTTATCAAGCTGGTCAAAGCAAGATCAACAGCCAAGACGGTAGCACAGTTTCCGCTGGTATCAAGTACTCATTCTAATTTAATTAGACTATAAAAGGACCTTCGGGTCCTTTTTCTTTTATAGGTATATTCATGTCTAACACAAATATTGTAGTCGGAGGTTGCCGAATCCCTATAACTTATAACATTACAGACAATCTATCTGAAATTAAAAAAGCAATTGATTGGGCGGCAGTAAACGATGTTGATATTATGTCTACACCCGAATGTGCATTGAGTGGGTACCTGTGGAACCCAACATCTCAAGAGGATCTGCGGGTTCTAGAGATTAGCGATGCAATCTCTGAGATACAACGATACTCACAGGAAAAAAATGTAGATTTGATTTTAGGCACAGCATGGTACGATGAAAATTGGCAATGGACCAATATGCAGGCATTTATAGTTGATGGAAAATGTGTACACGTTCATAGAAAAAATATTTTATTCGACGCAGAAAAACAATTTTATATAAACGGTACTCAAGTAGAAATTATCAAATATAAGAA